ACATAATGAGCCGATACTCCTGAGCGTCTATTGCATAGCCACCCTAGAACACCGCTGAAGCTCTGACCATCTCCGCCCCAGTGATGTATAACAATGTATTTTGGGTCGTTTCCATAGTCGTAATTTGGGCTAGTATATCTAGTTATGTGGTTCATCCTTTTCATCTCCTTTGCCCATTGCAGAATCCTCGAAGTCCACTTTGCCAAGTGCATTGTAATTTGATGTACTTACTCTTAGGCATACACCGAAAAATGTTGTTATGGCTGCGATTGTTCCAACGATTTCTTTACCATATGGAAGATTCCAAATTTGTGATAGCGTAAAGTACAGTGTTCCAAGTGCCGGAAAAACAACTGTAGTCATAAATTTTAAAATGTCATAGTTTCTGTTTGATAGTTTCATAATTATTTCCTTTCTAGCTTCTTCCGCCAATTTTTTTAAATCCGTATATTTTAATCGGGATAAGGTTGTTGTTATCCATTGTCCATTTAGTATTGCTTTGATACTTATAGTATGCGTCCGTAAACTTTATAGCACTATCTTTAATTACTGCCTCTCTCTGTGCAATCCAGAAATTAGCGGATTCATCACCCGCCATCGCGACATCAATTCGCCCAGTCCTATCCCGCTCTAGCAGCTGAGTAGTGTAAGATGTTACATGCTTATCCTCAGGGTATGGGTAGTTGCAGTATATGATAAGCACGCTTTCACACTGACTAACATCAAGTTGTACATCTTGCGTTGAAAATTTTGCTCTTGGATTTGGATTCTCCCATAGCAGTTCTTTGTATTCCAGTTTAGAAATGCTATCATTAATATTTTTTAACGCTTTGTTTATATCTGTATTTGCGTTGCTGATGTCTGATTGCATTGTATTTATCCTGTTTTCAAGTGCTCCTGCAACAGTTTCTGTTAAAGATGCCTCTAGCAATTTTGAATACCTGTCTGTTATAGCTGAAATATCAAAATTCGTTGGGAACGCAGGATGCACAAATCCGCACACTTCGGGATTTTGCCTTTGGTCTAAAATGTCTATATTGTTAATCTCTGTCGCTCCTGCTTTAACTCTTATGTCTGCGAGTGCAATTTCATAATAGTTAGATGCTTGAACTAAATCAGGTGCTACTGGTGTTGTTGACGGTGTTCCCTCTTTTAAGTAAATCTCGATTGATCGTATTTGCTCTGATAAATCGAGCCTTGCAACAATCCTGTCCATTCTTTTAAGTGATGCGTGGGCCGGTGATATTTTAATTGTCATTTCGTCACTCTGATAACCTATAGCACCAGAAATTATGCAACCACCCTTTAAGACTTTAACCGACATACCATTATCAGCAACAACTTGTAAATCTGAGCCATCAGGATTAACAAGAACTACGCCATTACTCCAAACTGTTTTTATAATATCTCTTACATCACTATCTGATACCGCCCTGTCTCCGTTTGGAGCTTCGTCTGTAATTTTAGATATAAATGGTAAACTTTTCATTTAATCACCTCACTAATTAATTGCTATATATTTTTGTTTTCGAGGAGTGCCAAAAATAAGCTTTATTTCAGTTTGATTTTTTCTGAACACTTCTTGAATTTCTATTATTCTTGCAGAAAATGATTTTTTAACTGAGTCAAAAATTATGGTGCAAATATCGCCAATGTCATAATCTTTTAAATAAAAAAATGTCTCTTGCAAGACATCCGCTTCAACTGTTTCAACTTTATAATGATTAAGCATTTCAAGACGACCTTGCTCTTTCATCGCTCGCCTTATTGCTGTTTGATTTGCTGATACCATTTCAATGTCTGATACATTTCCGCTTATCACTTTTAAAGGATAACAAGCACCTAAGTCTTTTGGTTTATTTGCTTCTTCGGTAACAGTTTCTGTTATGAAATACTTAACGCCATCTTTAGTACTTAATGATTGAACATTCGAAAATCCGCTCGCTGCCTGAACTTCCTGAATAATTCCAATCGATGGATATTCGCCTGATTCATCAAAATGGTATCTAATTGATGATACATTGCCAAACCCATCGCCAAAATAAACCTTATCCCTTTTATCTTCGCCAAAATACGGGTGAACGATTATTGACATAAGAGGTTCGCTCTCGTTTCTCCCGATTATAGGCTCGCACCAAAACGATTGCTCATTGCCTAAAAACAGCCCATACATGAACTGCCCTGTAGGTGTTCCTACTTCTATTGTTTGGTCTATTGTGCTTAGAATTGGTGAACCGTCAAGCCTAATGCTTTTTAATGCAGTGTTGCAAGTTTCGTCTAAATAATCATTGATTTTATTTCTTGCTACCTTTTCAGATTTTGCACTTATTGACTTTGATATAAAATTACAGCCCCAGTCCAAAACCTTTTCACAGAAAAAGCCTGATGCAGTTATAAATTTACCGTCTGTTTTTTGCTCTTGTATTACCTTTTGAACTATAGCCGTTTCTTTTCTTCCTGAATTTTTTATGTATTTTATTTCAGGATTCCAGTTTTCAGAGGTTGTGTGCAACATAAAATCGCCTGCTTGATTGAATTTTCTATTCCAAGAAGCTTCTATGAAGTCAATCTCTTTTAATTGGTTCATATATTTATCATAAAAAATAAGCATATCTATACTCCGTCATATCTTCCTACATATTTAACTTCTGTCTTGATTGCATTACCGCCAACCTCTGCATTAATAGAAATTAAAGTATCGCCAAAATCAATTTTTAAATTCCTAAAATCAAAATATCCAACATTTTCAAATGGCAGTATTTCATCATTTATAGTTGCATATGATTTTGAACAGTCAATTAATAAAACATCTCGCTCTCTAAGCTCTGTATTTATATTTATATCTGTATCACCGAACTTAATCTTAATATTCTTAACATAACCTAATGCCGTTATCTTAATAACTGGTTGTGTAGCTGATGAACCTTGATAACTTATCACTTTATCATTTACTGCTTTTTCAGTTGCAAACATCAACGGCTTACCCTCTATGAAAGAATGTAAATATTTCCACAATGCTTGTTTTTCTGAAAAGTTTATGCCCGTTTCGTTTGTTTCAAAAAGCTCCGGATATGGTGATGAAAATGCCACTTTGAAAATTGCATTTTTTTCAAACCTTTCTGTTGGATAGCTTATTGCCGATATAACGCAGTCTTTCGCTATTCTCTTAAGCCCTATATAAGTTATTTCCAGTGTGTATGTATAATCTATTGAGTGATAACCGATAATATTGTTCCTTGCATTTCGATACGCTAACCCAATATATTTTTTTGATACCGCTTCTATTTCAATAACTCTTCCGCTTTTTCGCTTACCTGTGATTATATCTCCACTACCTACGCCACGAGGTTGCTTGAAAATTTCAAAAGGGGCGAAATCCGCCCCTTTAAGTGATGTAATTCTAAAATCCCCATCATAATCAAAGATTAATCCATCGCTTCGTATTACCTTTATTCCATACTTCATATTTTACCTGCCAATCCATATGTTTCTGCTTGCCACCTTATAGCATTAGCTGTCTCTTGAGGCGATTTTACGGGCTGATTAATAATAATCGTTTGTTCCACTCTTTTATCTCCATTTAGTGATAATCCTTGCATTAACAAATCTGTAATTTCAGATTTTAAACTTACATCTTTTTTAATGCTTGAAACATCAGCATGAACAAAATCTATTAATCTATCCAATCTTGCCCAAAACGGATCTAATGGTATTAATCCCTCAGCACCTGCTTCTCCGCCTGCATGGAGAGTATTTCCGCTAAATCCGAGCAGAGTCGGTCTTGTCATTATTCCACCTTTTGCGTGCCAGCTTATACTAAACGACGGCTTTTTACCTTTTCCGCCTAGACCCCACGGAGCTTTACCACTGGAAACATGGAATTTAGGTATTTTTATATTAAGCATCTTGCCTATATGAAGTGGGAAAAAGCCTTTTATCTTTGATACAATACCACTTAGTTTATCCTTGGCTGATTGAATAGGGCTAAGCATTGCATTTTTAATATTATTAAATACACTCTTTACCTTTCCTGCAATTGATGAAAATCCTGATGAAAATTTTTCCTTAATACTCTCTATCTTTCCTTTAATATTTTCAATTATCGGACCGAATAACTCACTTATTGCACTAATTGCATAAGTGGTTGTCGCAGTTCTTAAGGCAATGATTAGATTAAATAATGCTAGTATTAACTTTGGTGCAGACTTGATGATAATTAATACAATTCTAGGTATTGCCTTAATTACAAGCGTTATTATTTTAGCGACTAGCTTTCCCATTGTCGTTGCAATCTTAGGTATTGATTTTGATATTCCATTCGCCATATGTATTACAAAATTTATACCTGCTTGAAGCATTTTACTAAGTCCACCGCTCTCAACAAAATTTATGCCATTTTCAACCGCTTGAAATAATGCTGTTTTTATTGCTGGTGCATTTTGTATAATTGCTTTTGGTATTCCAATTATGATTTTAACTATAGCTGGTAAAACATTCCTCAAAACTGCAATCGCTGATGTTGCCATATTTTTAATTGGCTCTGTCAAATCTCCACCTAGGGCTAGCTGTCCCATAAAGTCCTTAAAAGAAGCTTTAAGCATACCCCAAGAACCCGATATTGTTCCCGCCGCTTCCTTTGCTGTAGTGCCAGTAACACCAAGCTCGTTTTGTACAGCGTGGATTGCCTGAGTTACATCTGAGAACTTGTTTATGTCGTAGTGAACGCCTGTAATCTTTTCAGCATCTTGGAGCAGTCGCTCCATCTCCTGTTTTGTTCCACCATACATTTATATTCGACATAATTCGTTAGTTTATGCCCGTTCTCTTATGAACTGCTATATATTTCTATATAGATTAGACTATCTCTTATATGATTTCTCATATCCTCGCACTTCCGCTCACTTGAGCGTACTCTACTCCATTAAAAAAGCACCTTAAATGGTGCTTAATCTGTTTCGATAGTCGTTACACTTTTATGAATTTATAGTTGCTCTTTCTCCATTTTTGTACGAAAATTGATACCCTCTTGTAATCCCTCTAACTCCAATTGTCCCTTTTTCCAGCATTAAAGATATATTACCAATTGTACAATTGAAATAATTGGCGGTTTCGGATACACTTTCAAATTCTAACTCTTCAATAATATCAAGCCATCTAACATGCCCACCACCGCGTTTTTTTCTTTCTTCTTCATAGTGTTTAACAATTATAGTTTCACTCCTTACTCCAGCTGTATTAAATCTTGAGTTTTGCTCAGAATAAGTTGCCCACCTTAAATTATCAATTTTATTGTTTAATCTATCTCCATCTATATGATCGACGGTCGGTTTATTTTGTGGATTTGAAATAAAAGCTTCTGCTACTAACCTATGAATAGGCACTTTTTCAGCTTTATTATTGTTCCACAAATCCACGATATAGTATCCAGATTTTTTATTTATATGTGGCTTCTTTATCTTGTTAGAATTATTATTTCTAACTACTCCATTATCACTAACAGAATAATTTGGATTTCTTTCAATTTTTTTCCATTCCATTGCATTATCTCCACGGTATTGTTATGTTTATATTATATAACATTTCCGTAAAAATGCAATGTTTAAGCGACTTTTAATTCATACTTAGCACGGTATTGTCTACGCCTTAATTCGTTTAGAGTTCCACCGTTTTCACGAGGTTTATACTGAGCTAAACGGTTATGTCCACCCAGTTTTAAATTGTCCAGCATCGTATAATTTTGTTTAGCAAAGCCTTGGTATGCGTTTTGAATTGACTGCATATCTGTACCAAATTTATTGGCATTATCTGACATATCCTGCATTGCCATATTTGATACAGCTGCTGCTTTTGAGGTGTCATTGCCTAATGAACTTATCATAGCTGCAGAAAAAGATGTAACATTTTCCATGTATTCATTAGCTGACAGTCCGCTCGTCCTATATGCCTGCGAAGCGTATTCTTTCATCTTATCAGCTGACCCTTTGAACATCGTCTCTATTCCGCCGATAGATTGCTCTAGCTTTGCACCCTCGCTTATAGATGACATTATAAATTTGCCTACAGCTGCCGTCGCAAATGCTCTTTTAGCAACACTCGCTATTTTGCTACCTATAGATTGACCTGCTCTCTCACTATCACCGCCCATTGCTTCGGTTAGCTTGCCTTTAATTCCTCTCGCAGACGGCATAATTTCAACATAGGCTTGTCCTAATTCTATTCCTCCTGCCATTTATGCCCTCCTTTAATTATTTTCTCTCTTGCTTCTTCAAATTCTTGTACACTTGAATATCCTGTCTTTTTTGCAGATTGTTCATTTCCATAAATCAAATCAACAATGCTCTCTCCTCGTTCAGTTTCAAGGCTTAAATATTTTGCTAACATATATCTTATATCCCTTACTGAATCTATTAAAAGTGCATTGAGAATAATGCTAGGTATGCAGTTCTTAACTCCTATCATTTTTAATTTTATTCTTGAATTTTCCCTCAAGCCGATAGCAAGGGTTGCTATATATCTTGCAGGCAACCCTTTAAATGTATATATGTGATATACCTCTGCAAAATCACATATCACAGCCCCTCTATCTAAGCTAAGCATACCGGCGAGGGTTAAGAGTTTTTTTCATTTTCTCCATTGAACATATCTTGTATTTCTGACATTGTAGCTTCAAGTGGAACTCTTCCATCTTCTGTTCGCAAGTGTTCATATAATTTACTTCTTTGTTCCTTGCCTAAAAGCAATTTTATAATCTTGCTAATTTGAGTTGGATCATCTCCGCTATCAGCTATTGCATCTATTAGCTCCATATTATCAGGTGCTGTATCTTCAATCTGATACTCAAACCCTGTTCTCGTTTTTCCTTTAATCATTTCTATTCCTATGCCTCATTTTTTACAATATATTCATAGTGTGTATTGCCAGCCTCATCAGGTGACGCATTCAATGTTATTTCATAGCCTATTGCGTCGTCATCTTTATAAGTAATTTCGCCAACATCTGATACCTTTGCGTTTGGAATGACTATCCTTTTAAGAACGCCCTCACTAAGTATCATTTCAATAACCCATGAGTTATAGTCTCTTTCACTATTGTTAGCCTTAACTGTAATTCCTGTATCTAAATCGCCACTAACATTATCAGCACCATACACCGCCTTTAATACATCTATATTGAGTGCCTCAATCAAAGCGTATTTAAATTTATCTGGCTTTTCTTTTTGCAATGTTAATACTGTGTTTCCACCCCAAGCCTTTATGTCGTCTGTTGATGGCGAATTATCATTTTTTATTCCATCATCTGACACATAGCCTAAACATTTAAATGCTTCATTTAGTTTTGTTTTTGCGTCTTTTGGTAATTCTGTGCCTATTGCTGCACTAAAAATAGCCCCTTGAATTTGAGGCTTTCCTGTTGATACATTTCTAGCATTATTCATTTTTTATCCCCTTTCGTAATAGGTAATATTAACTACCGCTTGATAACGATATAGTTTTTTTGTTGTATCTGTGAAATTATAATCTGACAGTATTTTTACTGCAGATATTTGATTATTTGTTATAAAGCTTTTTAATGCTTTCTTAACTTTTGAATTAAGCTTAGCAGTAGCCAGTAAACTTGTTCCATAAGATTGAACTGCAAATGTAGCCATTTCAATATAATTGTTGTTAGCACTACCAATCTTTTCAATTCTTATAAATTCATCAGTTATTGGTTCTGGCTTTTCCATATAGCAAGGAATGCCAAGCTCATTATTTAAATGCTCTAATAATAATTTTTCTATCATTTTAATGCCTTTAATATAGTATTTTCTTCTGCATTACGCTTTCTTGCTTTGAATGTTTCAGCATACACTGTAGCAGATACCCTGTCTGTTGTTTTATGCGATGTGTTAAATCCATCACCACATCTTGCCTGTATGTTTTGTGCATGCTTATCAATAATTTCTTTCATAGCACTAGACCGCAACAATGCTTTTACTCCTTGGCTATTTAGTTTAATTTTAACCATACTGTTCAACCATAACTTTCTTATTCCACTTTAAAGGAATGTTATCATCAATACCTTGAGTTGGTTTGCCATATACACGCCATTTTTCGCCAAAAAACGACACCTTACAATCTTCCCATATATTTTTATCTTCTTTAGGAATTGCTAGCGTATATACCGCCTTTTTACCCGTCAAGTCCGTATTGTCTATTATGTCATCAGCTGTTACCGGAGAAACGAGGACATTCTCTACCTTAATTGGAACTTCTTTATATATCGGCTTGTTAAAATCGTCTTCACCAATTTTTACCTTGCTGAATAGTATGACCGTTATTCCTTTAATCTTTGCCATAAAGTTCAAACCCTCCATATCTCTGACGCTTTAAGCCTAGTCTTGCAAGCTCACTATTTTTTATAAATAATCCTCCTCCAGGAACAAGATATGTACCTGACCATGTATATCCCAACGCTGATTGGCTTTCTTGAGTCATTGGTTCGTTGTCTGTAGATGTCATTAGCGTTCTTGCTACAACATCTACTACAACCGACTTAAGCACATTCGCATATGCCTTATTTTTTGATAACTCGTCAATATCTTTTCCTACCTTGCTTGCTTCAATACGCAAGCTATCAGACACAATAGGTAGCAATTTTTCAGCTCTTGATAATTCTTTAGTGGTTAGTGATCGCCATAGTTCTATTACATCTTGAGTTGTTGCAAATTCGCTCATAATAATCACCTATTTTTTAGAAGATTTTGTCGATTTTGTTTCCTTTTTAACCGTCTTAACAACTTCCCAATATCTCCCTTTTAATTCGCAAGGGCTATCAACGATAGCCCCTGTCTTAGTATAAATATATTTCATGATTATGCCTCTACAATCCTTGCGAAGCTTGCTTCATCCATAATTCCCCAACCAAGATACATCTCACTTCTGATATAGACCTGATTATATCCCTTTAAGTCCTTACCGCTATTATCAGGGTCACCATACTTAATAATCTCTACTGGTATTTCTTTAGCATAACCCCATTTAAACATTTCAGCAAAATCGCCGACTATTGCATGGTCTTTTACTGTTGCATTATACACAGTTTTATTGATGTCTATAGGTAAACCATTTATTGAGCTTGGATTGCCTCCCCACGCAAGTTCAGGGAACTGTTTAACTCCATTAACTTTGATTCCAGCTAACGCAGATGCTATTGTTGTATCCATAGCCATGCCAGATACATTGCCCTCTGCAGCCTGAACCATAGCTATTGCTCCCTCAATATTAGCTTCAGGGTCTGTGCCACTATATGTAACAGTCTGAGATACTTTCTTATCAAAATTATTATCTCCGATAACCGATGAAGCTGTGCCAGTTCTAGGATTGATTCCATGAAAAGCCATCAAATCAAAACCCTTAGCTACTTTCTTTGCAAAGCCGTCATTAAATGCCTTTAATATCGCTATCTTTTCTTCATCTGCTGCGTATAGGAACTCATCAGACACCCTAGCACCATATTCAACCTTAATTGGTATGATTGTTAGTGGGCTAATGCTCATTCCTCCATGCGACTTTGCTCCATTTTCTGCAACTACATCAATTTCACTATCCATTGTAAAAGTAAACTCTTTCTGTCCATTAAATGGTATAGGTGACTGTCCTGATAAAACTGCAAGTGAACTCTTGCCTTTTACCTTGTTAATTAGATCTGTTACTAATGCTGGTTCAAATAAATTTCCTTTTGTTAGTGTTGCCATTTTCTTATTCTCCTTCTAAATTTAAATTGTTGAGTAGGCTTATGTAACTTTGATTTTCACCGTCAACATTTGACTCAGTATTTTTTAACGGTGGCGTTGGCTTGCCAATATTTATTAGTTCTGACAGCTTTTTTGCATCCTCCGTTATGCTTGCTTCATCTTCTCCCATCAATCTGCTTGCCATGTCATAAGGTATTCCATTTTGGAGAGCAATTTTTGTTTTCATAGAAGATATTTCATAATTCTTCAAATTCCTCTCTAGCGTTTCAAGCTTTTCATTGATTTCGTCCTTTGACTTGTTTGCCTCTTCAATGGTTTTTTTTAGCTCAGCATTTTCTTTTGTTAAACTTTCGGCCGTTTCTTTAAATGGTGCGTACTCTTCATTATATTGTTTTCTTATTGTTTCACGCTCCCTTAATAGTCTTTCCTTTAATGCCTCTTCAAATGCCTCTTGTGTTTCAATTACTTTAAATGCCATTTTTAATCCTTTCTCCTGTTTTTCCGCACAGTTGCGTAATTTATAAAAAAAGAGATGTTCCCACCTCTTTTAATACCTAATCCTTTGTTTCTTTGGTGGCTTGCTTTCAGAGCAAAGCCAATGTGCTATCAAGCAACTATCCATTAAAGCGATTTCGTTTTCTTCAAATTGTGCTCTATATCCAAAGCCACCATTAGATCCTATATTTCTTTTTTCACAGTTTGTTATTACTTGAGATAAAGACGCTTGCCCTTTGTGACAAATGGTTTTTTGATATATTGCCCTTTCAAACGACGCATTAGCTATTATTACCTCTTTTACTGTTGGCAGTATTGGTGGTGATAATCCGCAATCTTTCATTTCTGTAGCAAGTAATGATTGACCGCCCGCTCCATCAACTGCCACCTTTTGAATATCTGCACTTTTCAAAAATTGAATTATCCAATTATTCCCATTCCTTACCGTTTGACAATCTATCGCTTCAACAAATATCTTGTCATCTGCTGTTTTAACAGCAATGCTCATAGCAACATTTGCTCCATCACTGCCATACTTAATACCGACAAATAATTTGCCTTTCAATTTTGGTAATCTATCTAATTTAACATTATCCCAATCAGTCAAACTAATAGCTGATTTTTGGTTATATCTTATCCATAAGCCAAGCCTTTGAATATTAAAATCCATAATATCCGATCCAATTTCATCCTCTATTGCTCTTTCTGTCAAAATTGTTCCTAATGATGGATTTGTTAAATACCATAAATCTTTGTTATACACATCAGATTCATCATCAACAGACCACTCTGCCCAGCCAGTATTTTTTGTGCTTCCTCCAAGTGCTTTTTTTCTTAAATTATTAAATACTGTACCGCTTGATATTGGTGTTGGCGGAGTACCACACATTATAGTTTGAGGGTTCTGAGAATCTGAAACAACATATTTAAGTGCTGACTCTTGATCTTCTGTATATTCCTGTGCTTCATCAATTATTAGTAAATCAAATCCCTCACCAAGTCCACCTGTTGATGTCCTAGTTCTAAACTCAACCCTGCCTCCATTTTCCGTCTCGACTTTCTCTCTACCAGAAGCTCTAAGCGATGTATATTTAATCTTTGCTTTATCAAGAAGCTTGATTAATCGCTCCCAAGCTGAATGTGATGTCGTCGTTCTATGTGCAGTATGTAAAACTTGTTCGCCTTTCTCAAGTGCAAGCATTTCTCTTATTACAATAACCTCATTTTTACCATTTCTACGAGGCAGAGAATATCCAAATTTCGTATGTATCCACAATCCTTTTTTATTTTGAGACAATAATGCCTTTAATAGATTTACTTGCCAACGCTGAGCCTTTCGCTCCGTCTTTTCGTATAAAAAAACAGCCTCTTCATACAGACTGTTTCTAGTTGATAAAATTAATGATTTTGTTGGCTTCTGATTTCCCTTTCTTTTAGCCATGTTATTCCTTTGCATAAAAAAACACGCCTAAAGCGTGCTTTAAATTTTATATAAACGGTGTAACCTCTTTCAAATCTTTAAGAAATTGTTTTGCTTTCTCTATTGTTGAGTTTTCACATAAATATGTTATCCCTTTAGGTGTTATCTGGCAGTCTTTTAACTGCCCATTTACATAATATCCCTCGCCAGCCATTATATTATTAAGACCAGTAATATATCCGTCATTTATCATATTCTGTAAAATATATAACCAGTATTTTTTATTTATTTGGAATAGCGAGCCGTCATACATGAGCATTTCCGCCTCAATTTCCTCTCCTGCTTTTAATTTCATGTACAGATACGCAAGTATTTTATACACAATTACAAAATAATCGTCTTTTGCCATATTTTTACCCTCTAAAATAAGCAGTCTTATATAATTTCTTTTGCTCTTAATTCATATCTGCGACTTTATCTGCAATATCAGCAAATCGATTTGCTTTATTTTCGTCAACATCAACAAATGAGATCTCTTGAAAATATAGATTTTCAAGAATTTTTAAAAACTCATCATCCGTATAATCTTTCTCATAATCAATTTTAAAATTATTTTTCTCAAGGAATTCTATATCTTTATAATCTAGGATTATTTTCATTTTTTTCACCTTTTAATTTCTTAATTACTCTTGCATGTGTTTTATGAGCGGTTATTACATTCCCATTTTTAGGATTTATAGAAACAGTAGATTTCTCCCCAATAACATTAAATGACGGTCTATTTATAGAATCGTATTTTATTTCTGTTATTTTTAAAGGATTGTTTATTGTATCAACAATATCTGATGGTTTTAAATCTCTCAAAACTGCTCTTTCTGAAACATGCTTTGAAATATTTTTTATTTTTGTTCCATTGATTTCTTTTCCCCAAAGATTATAATTTAAAATCCTCTGCGTTTTTTCTGCTTCTTTTTGATCCTTTAATATTTTATTATTTATAATGTTATCAGCTTGTTCTTTTCTGAATTTTTCTAAAGATTCTTCATGTGGGTTATGCCATTTTTTCGTGTGTACATTCTGCCTTTTACCATTGCCTGGCTCATACTCAACTGTACACCTGCAAAATCTATGTCTCCTAAATACATCTTTTGGCACATTCGGATATTTATATTCTCCCTCAACTTCCTTACACCAATCACAACAATTTCCGTTCATTTTTCTAACTATCTTAGGTCTAAGTCCTAACTTGTTATGAAAATCAACATTTGTTTTTATCGTATCATCTATTATACTTTGACTAAAATTTATGATTGGTTCTTGCAGTACCCATTTTGTTTCTTCATATGTTTTCTCTTGAACTTTTTCTATTAGTCCGTTAATTCTATCTTGATTTTTAGGTGGTTTAAGCCCTTTTATCTTTAAGCCTGCTGATTTGTTCAAAGATGTTTGTACATCTGCTGAATAATCTGATATTAGCTTGTAATTTCTTCCTAATGTATTATTTAAAACTCTATCAGCTATATTATAATACATTTTCCCATCAGGTAAATCCTCAGTGCTTATATTTTCCTTAAATACCTCTGCCAATATTTTACCACATTCATAAGCAAATTCATTAGAATCTTTATGTGTTGCTTTGCCAGTTTTTATTTTTTTAACGGCACTATTTATTTTTTTATTCTTAGAGTACTTATTAACAAACTCATTCTCTAGCTTTTCTAAAAGTTCAGGAACAATATCCTTAGTCATCTGCTCCGCCCTCAATTCCAGTTAATTCAGTTAATCTCTTTTTATCAAAAAAGCCCTCAATTGCTTGATTAATTTTTATTGCTCCATCTCCAACAGTTGACAGCGTTGCTGCGTCGGGTTCAAAAACAGGCATCCATCTTGGCTTAACCTTATAAAACTGATTTCTTAAGTATGGGTAATCATCTCTTATACAACATGATATAAAGCCTACATTTAAAAATCCGCTTCCAAAATTTCGTTGTGCTTTTCTTGCCATCGCCCTTAATGTCTCATGAGAAGCTTTTATTGCTTCACTAGAGCTAGGGTTTTCAGATACAAACCCTAAATCATCAAGCGTCAAACCCGTTTCTCCAGCAAATCCAGCAGCTGCCGTCCTTAATTGTTCAGTAAATGGACTCATGCTCGGCATTGTAAATTGTCCAAGTGTTGGCTTATCGCCGTCTTGGTCTTTGTCAAACTGTAGCATAGATGAAATTGTTGCTTGCCATTTGTCGAGAGGTTCTGCCTCCGGAGATAATCCAACTACATATTTTTGAGGAAATGAGTAAAACTCCGCTGTTATATCTGCTCTTTCAAGTGTTCTTTTTGCATACTTCTGATAATACATTGCTGACCTTGATATTCTTGACCTTCCAAACGGTCTAACAGCGTCAGGACGATGTATTATAGGCACTAATAGCGGATACATTGATTTATGCTCATATGCGTATGCAAATTTGCCATCTATATAATAATCTGTCCTGTTAGGTAAAAAATAGGCTTCAGATACAGGCTTTCCATTTTTATCTCTATCAAGTACTGCATATCCCTCTTTTAAAAGTCCTGTTATAGGGTCAATTATACCTGTAGCATTTGACGCCTCAATAATCTGCAATCTCGGCTCGTTTTCTTCTCCTGATGATATGTATACAAAACAACATGAAGCTATTAGAGCGGACAAGATTGCACTGTCATAAAATGTATCAGGGTTATTCATGTTAAATATATCGTTAATCTCAAATACATCGTCATCAAAGCCCTTAAATATCAATCTATCGGCTAATGCGTCTACTGACTTTGTGCACCACCCAAGCGTCGCTCTATATTGTGCTCTTAAATTTGCTGGAATTACTGCTCCAACATCTGAATCTGTATATTTCATATCATATTGCTTATACCTTAAATCTACTCTTCTTTTATGCCTATTTAACTTCTTTCTAAGGTATTCAATCCCATTTAGCTCCATTTTTTTATCCTTTCATGAGAAAATTTGTACAGTGACCGCGTGAACCTCTTGAGCCACAAGGGGTAGGGGGTTATGCCCCCATATTAAATTATAAATCGTATGATTAATATTGTTTTTTTATTTTGCTTTGTATGTCCGCCAGTCCCTGCTTTGATGTAAGTTCCTATTACCTATTTGTATTTCTTTCATGTCTTGTATGTTCTTAAATAGCTTATCGCTTTTGTTTCTATTACATGACCAGTGTGCCAACTGTAAGTTTTCTATGTCGCTTGGATGTCCACCTTTGTTTATAGGAATTATGTGATCTATACATGGTGACATTGGATGAGGTGACTTAAGTGTCATGTCTACTGGTCTACCGCATATACCGCATATATTCTGCGTGGCTAATATCTTGCGTTTATTCTTCTCAAATGCTGTTCTGTGTGTGCCTGTTCTTTCAGGCCTTTTTTCTGACATCTAACTTCACCTCTTCATTGCTGCTAATTTTCTTTTACATCTTTAAGTATTAACAATTACTTAATGACCGTCCCTCTTCATCTGCTCTTTTCTGAGCTTGTTCCTTTAATCTTGGGGTACTTTTTCAATACTTTATATATATTTTTTATATACTTTATTTATTTTCTTGACTTTCCTTTATTTCTTGTTCCCTTTTGTCTATAAATTTATTTAAACACGCTAATAGCTCTGATGATGTGCAATGTGTATATGAGGCTATCTCAACCAATGTGTCGGTTTCTTTAAACACTGCTGCGATTTTTCCGTCTGATGTTCTACTAACAATCATTTTTTTACCTTTCTATTTTTTAATATTCTTTCTAAATATTCTAATCTTTCGGGTTCTTCCATGCTTAATATTTGCCCTCGTATGGAACGGAGCTTTTGTCTGCTCCAATTTTGTTCTCTTGCTATATCTCTTAATATTTTCATTTTTCTCCAATAATTAAGGGAGCGAACACCTTGTCCACTCCCCTTTATTCCGTCCTTAACTAATAAGGCTTTGTAGTTTTTTCACTCTTTCACATTACTAATATAACACATAAAGTTTTCCCCGGTGTCTCAACTTTAAATAATTTTTAATTTTTCTGCCACTTTATAGATATATCTTGATTTATATCTTGAATAAGTAGCTCTCCCTGCAAAATTAGGAAATGGCTTATTGCTTTGAATGTTCTCCCAAACTGCTTTCCTGTATTCTTCCGGAACATAATCCAGCATTTTTTCTATCGCTAATACTTTGTCGTATAACACTTCACGCTTTTTAACTTTTTTGTATACCTCATCTGTTGTATTAGTACCGCTTGGCATTCCGTCAGGTGGAGCTGGTGACAGTGTAGCTATGTCGTGCAGTTCTTCCCTCATTCTGTCATAGTCTCTTATTATCCAAAGCGTTTGATGATATACACTTGGCGGTAGTATGTATTTTCCTTTTTTCCTGTTATAGTCTCGCATTTTAAGTCCTAATTGTAATACTTGTAATAGTTTGCTAGCTTCTTTTTTAAATTTGATATTGTTGTTTTCATTCCGAAGTTTTCTCGCTCTAGCTTCTCATTCTTCTTGGTTAGCTCATCGCATTTCTTTTTTAATTCTTCAAGTTCTTCATTCATCATTAAGCACCTCATTTAATTAGTCGTATACATTGTTCCCATCTTATCTGCATATCCTATACATTTAACATGGGACATATTGAAAAATAGTCTCTTTTTATCGATGTCAACCGTTACTGTTCCGTCAACATCTCCCCAAGCATACCTTGATACATTGGGAATAATCATGTGGGTGTTGTCTGTAAAATATATTATGACATCTGGCATTTTTATAACTCCTTTATTTTGAAAGTCTGATTAATTGCATTTCCTAGAGCTTGTACAAGTTGCTCATTTTGAGACTCGCTTGAATATCCTAAATGCATCAACATTCCATGTGTAATTTCATGTGCTATGGTTTCTTTTAATGCTTCACCTTTTAGCTCTTTATTGACTCGTATTTCACACTTTATATAATCAATTTGCCCCAAATGTCTATCGGTAGCGTCAAATACATCTTCTGTAAGTATGACCTTATAGGGTATTCCACATATTGTTACTATGTTCATAAACTTATCTCCATCTATCATTTCGATTGCTAAATCTCTCTTGCTTTCGTTTGGCTCGAATATATCACCAAAAAACTTAGACGCTCTCTTTACTGTTTCCCTACTGAATAATCTCATTTTCTTTCTCCATTTCGCATATAAAAGCTATGTTGCAAGCCATGTGTTTATAATGCTCTATCCCGCTTTCTTCGTCTTTGCTTTTCGGGTCTTGCAGATACTTCATTGTGTGTCTTAGTAAAGCATCTTTGTAGTCGTCTATATCAACCTTTTTCCAGTTATCTTTACCGCCATCAGGATACTTTTTATTCCCGTATTCTCGCACCTCTGCAATATCAAATATTATTTGCGGTGGTACTTGCGATAACTTAGGCTTGCCTGCTGTATCTTTGTATTGGTGCATTAGGTCCGATACAAAGATAAATTCATAATCTTTATAGTCGGGGTTACCGTTATAATAATCAAAATCTGCAAATGTCATTTCCTCGTCTTTAATATCTATACATGTTTCGGTGAAATATCGCCTCCACTGGTTATCTTCTGTCGGTAATTTTTCATTTGCCCACTTACAGCCTGCTTCTTCGCATTTCTCCATCAGCCAATCATATTCTTCCTGCGTTCTTGTACGATATATAACCTTGTCTGTTTTAATCATTTTCATTATCCTCATATTTGTTATTCTCGATATACCAAGTTAATGTTTCCAATTGCTTTATTGCACCTCTAATCTCGTCTATATCTTGCTTTTTGGTAAACATTCCACGTTGCAAACACCTTTTTTTATGATGTAATTCACGTAGAATCACATTTACTAAATCATGATATTTTTCATAATTAGATTTTTCTAATGCTTTCATTTCCTGCCTCCTCGTTAACAAATTTAGATGCATCCTCCGCATGAGTTTGGTCTAAAGTCTGATTTATTAAATGCTTCGTATACGCTTATGAAATCGTCTTCCGTGTCGCAAAACTGTTTTAGCCACTCCATATTTGCTTTAATCCAAACATCGCAATCCATTCCACTGTGATAATCAGAAAATTCTTCTATCCAATCGTCGCCAAAGTACCATTCTGAATAAACGCCCTCTGTATCCATGTGAGAATCTCGCAACTCTTCGGGGATATATTCTGAAATATCCTCATCGTTTTTATATAGCGACCATTCCCCAAGGCAAAGTGCAGGATAGCCACCACTCCACTCTGCTCTAAATTTATTAATCATTTCTTCCCACTCCCTATCCTCGTTATCTCAATCAGCGTTATGCAGATTATTGCTGTTATAATTATTGCTTTCATACTTCCTCCAACTCCACTTCTATCCTCGGATTTTCCTTGTCGATAAAGAACTCATCCGTAAATCCTTTAACCCATTTCCAGCCGTCATCTTGCAGCACACCCTTTTTTACAAGTGCGTCAAGTATGAACTTCTTAGCAAATGCGATGTTATCCATGTCTCGCCTTGAGTTTTTCTCATACCACTTGAACGCTATCTTTACGGGCCTATTGATTTTTACTTTTCTTACTGATAACATAACCAGTTCTTCGTTTCTTCGCTTCATCTCTGCTCCTGCGTAACGGTTAGAGCGGTTTGCCTGTATGTAGTCGTTCAGCCCATCTAGCCTGCCTTGTATTGTGAATTTCATAAGCCTAGCGCTTCCTTTAGCTTTGCTCTGTCGCTATCTCGTTTTTCCACTCGCCTGTCATTGCTCCTCGATACAACAAACACACACATCTCGGATAATCTCGAAATAATTCTATCGTGCGTTATATCACCGTTAGGGACTAAATTGTCGGCTTGCAAATTAGTCGTTACGATTAGTGGCAGCCCGCACCTGTATCTTTCATCAATCACATTAAAAACTATCTCGTTCATGTAATCGCTCTGCCTTTCAACGGTGAAATCATCAATCACTAGTAAATCATTATCATTTAGCTTGTAATACACGCCCTGTTTGTCATCAGTTTTCCAGAGTTCGTTGGCAATCCTTGAAAAGTTTGTCATTGTGCAAGCAACTCCCATGTCGATTAAAGCGTTAACTATACAAGCTGCCATGTAGCTTTTACCGCTTCCAGAATTCCCAAATATTAGCAGCCCTTTGCTTTGCTCTTTCATCAAGTCAAAATTTGCAACATACCTTATCGCAATGTTAGATAAATACTTGTCTTTTTCGTCATCATTCTTAAAATTCCAGTCTTTCATTCTGCTGTCATAAAAGCTTAGATCCCTTAATCGCTTAATTCTGCTGATTTTCTGTTCCTGCTTTCTCCGTTGTTCTTCTTCCGCATTACTTTCAATCTCGCACTTACAAAGGCATCCTACTTTCGTTACCCTGCCATTAAGTTTGACCTTGCACTCTTTCGGTGTGTTGCAATTACCGCAATATAGCAAGCCGTCAACTTCGTAATCATTTTGATTTTTTGTTGCTTTTATCTCGTCAACTTCAAACATTGCTCCTCCTAACACATATCAAACGCTTCTCGTAAATCTTCGGGAATTTCAGGTCTGTTCAGTCCAAGTGCTTCTCTCGTTTCTTCTGACAATTCAGGCTTCTTAGGCAAATTCTCTTTTTTTCTAGTTCCCCAAGTATTCACCGCCTCTTGCCAGTTTTTCATCTTGTTTTTTCCGATATACCAGTTCTTTGATTTATAGAACGACACAAACCGTTCAGCGTTAACTCCGTTTTTCTGCTCATCACAGTATGCTTGCACTTCTTCGAGAGTTGGAGGCCTGAACCTCTCGCCCTCGCGCGCGCGTCTCCCCCTCTGAGGGGGTTGGGGGGTGTATATATATTCTTTACTTTCTTTACTTTCTTTACTTTCTTTATCTTTCTTTACTTTCTTGTTTGTTGTTATTTGATTGTTATTTGATTGTTGCTCGTTTGTTATTTGATTGTTATTTGATTGTTGCTCGTTTGTTATTTGATTGTTGCTCTCGTCTTTAGTGCATTGATATTCTGTGTAATTTTCAACGGTTATAAGAGTAAATTTGTTTGTTGATTTTATGCTTAACTCTCCATTTTTTTCTAATTTTTTTAGTGCTGTTCTTGTTTGTTGAAGTGTCAAGCCAGTTTCCTCTGCAAGATTAGCCAGCGATGTTATTTTCTGTCCTGTCTTTATTTCTTGTCCTCGCCATCTTGTCGGATAACGGTTAGCAACAATCAACAAATGGATAAACAATGTCTTTGTTGGAACATCTGTATACCATTCCCAGCCAAGGATTTTTCTATATAGCTTTACAAAACTTATGTTGTCATCCATGTCTGTTTTATCCTCTCTAATTCATCAGGTGTTAGCGTTTCAATTCCTTGTAATTTGCACTCGTTTATAACGCTGTCAAGTATTCTGCTCATCTGCTCAGTGTCATATACGCTAGTGCCATAAAAGCACCTCAGGTTTGTATATTCTTTAAGCTTACTAGCTCCCATGTTTTCACATATCCAGCCTAGCCCTTTGCTAGTCCATATATCTTTCCAACGCTCGACTGCCTCGTTTTTTATTGGAAGTATTTCATAAGCTCCAGCTCCTTGAATTTGCTGTCTATAGACTTCTTCTGTCGGTAGTTTAAGCACCTCTGCAAGCTTGCCGATTAGTACCCATAGATAAGCGTTAGCGTCTAGGCTTCGGTGTTTTCTCCTCTGCTTTGCAGATAAATCAAACTCCTTTTTCCCGTCTGCTTTCTCAAACTTTTTAGCAAACTCTATAGCTTCGTAAAAATCGTTTTGCTGTGTTTCTATTGTTATTAAAGTGCTATCTTCCGATCTATAAATTACTGGTTGTTTTTTAACTCTCATTTTTTGTTATCTCTCACAAATTCATATAAATCACTTAACGAACTTTCAACGGTTTAAGCACTCATATTTTTACTAATTTTGTTATTCATTACAGGTAGTTTTTACCAAAAATACGCATAAATTCTTCGTGGCTATGGGTAGCTTCAAACGCTTTTTGTCCGTGTTTTTTTAGTAAAATATTTGTGTTGATATTGTGATGTACTCCCATCGGCGGTTCATTATGACACCAATGGCAGAGATACACTACCAGCCCGTACTTTTCGCTATTCTTTCTATTAGCACCACCAAATATATGATGTCTTTCAAGGTTCTGTGTACTTCCGCAGAAAAAGCAACATTTATTTTCCTGTAACATTTTCACTCCTTATATATAAAAACGCCCGACTGTGTAATTACCAAATTCAAGATAAAGTATTAAAGCATGATTATTTAGATTTAATTTCAAGGAGTTAGCCGAGCGTTTTTAACTAAAATGGAATATCTTCGTCTATTCTTTCATATTCATCTGGTAAATCGTCTATTTCTTCATATTTTGGCTTGTTATCGCTTCTTCCTTGGCTTTTAGTTAGGAACTCGACATTATTTGCTATTACATCAGTTGTATAGACTGTCTGTCCGTCGTTATTCTTATAACTTCCTGTCTGTATTCTGCCTTGAATACCGACCTGTCTACCTTTGGCAAGATACTTATTGCAATTCTCAGCGACCTTATTCCATGCAATAATCCTTATAAAATCTGTTCCATCGCTTCCTTGCCTACCTATAGCAAGTGTGAATTTACAAACTGCAGTACCGCTTGGCGTATAGCTTAGGTCGGGTTCTTTTGTCAATCTTCCTATCAAAACAACATTATTCATTCTTATTCTCCTTGTGTCTGTGCATATAGACAAATCTGCTATTTTCGCCAGCATTTTCAGCTATCCACTTATCGGCTTGCTGTTTAGACATATGAGTGTTAATAACTCGTCTTTCATAGCAAAATTCGCCTTTTTCAGATTTCTCTTTTATTCTTTGTATAATTTCATCCTCATCGTAGTTTGCTTCAATAAAGTAATAGTCTAAATTTCTTGCTATTATGCTGTCTAAATCTTTTGTGTCTGTTGCATACATTAATTTTAATTTGTTATCTATATTTATTAACCAGCCATAATTTTTTACATCGTGCTTAAGTTCAAATCTTTGGATATATGTGTCATCAATTGTTAGCTTCGGGAATAAATAAATATTGCTTAACTTAACTTTGCATTCACTAAGCAGAGTTATCATATAATCGCTACAGAACCATTTGATTTTAGGGTGTTCAAATGCAAACTTTTTAACTGTCGCTTTATTAAAATGGTCGCTATGCTCATGTGTTAAAAATACATAATCAATTTTTAGGTTATTAATTTTTTTATATGGAACGCCTATATCAATCAATGCTTTAAATCTGTCATGATTAATATATAAGGCGTTCCCTTTGCTTCCAGACGATATGATTTTATAGTTTAAATTCTTCATCGTTGTTATCCGTTTCAATTTCAGTTACATCAATTGCTTCAGTTGCTTCTGAAATCAAATCCTCTTGATTGTCTATGTATTCAGGCGTATCTTTATCTGTAATTACGGAATTATCTTTGACATAAGCCTCTTGCATTTCAGTTGACATAATTCCCCACTTTGAAATAATCTGTCTTAGCATTGTCTTTTTCGCCATTTCGTCAAACTGTGTACTCCACAAGTTATTTTTTCTGCCATTCCTTTTATCGCTCTGATATGCTTTTGAATACTTTTGAGCATGGGCTTCCATTTGATTTTTTGTCCAATAGATTGTTTTAGTAAATCCGTTCAAATATTCAAAAGAAGCACAATATCCCACAGTTTCTTTTAATTCTCTTTCAATAACATCATCAATTGGATTTATTATTAGTTCTTCGGTTAACGGGTTCCAACTTACAAATTCACCGTCTTTTATCTCTAATACATTCAGTTTTTTATAATTCCCCGACCTTAAAGCTAACTGAACATATCCTTTATATCCAAGTTGGAATGTTGCAACATCACGATTGTTTTTGTTATCTCTATATGGCACTATATAAAACTGACCCAGCTGCGGTGATGGAGATAGATTAAGGCTTTCTCCTAAAAGTGCTGCGGATAAGATTGTTTCTGCAGTGCATTTTTGTATTTCCGGCTGATTAGATACAGCACTTGTTATTGAAGCTGTAAATCGTGCAGCTCTCGCTGGATCTTGTAAAGTGTTTAATATTGTTTTTTGAAATCCGTTACTGTTCATTTTCATTGAGAATGCAACTTTATTCTCATTCTTTGCTATATTTCCCATATTTATTACCTCTATTTTTGTTCAAAATTATAGTTGTTACTTCTTAAAAACTTAGATAGTTCGATTAGCTTTTCTTTTGTTTCTGATACAGAAAAAGTTACAGTTATTATCTCCGGATTATCTTCTGCTTCCTCTTTTATCTCAATAATTTCAGGTTCAGCTTCTATTACTTTTGCTTTAATTTCTGCTTCTTTTTCTTCAAGCTCTCTTTTTCTTTCAATGGCTTT